CGATCCAAGAGTTCAACGGCGTAAAGTATTACCGCTGTGGAAACTACTTCTCTTCTCAGCAAAAGCATTTTCGTGGCTCAAGGCGATTACACAGAAAGGTTTGGGAATACTTCAACGGCGCTATTCCAAAAGGGATGCACATTCATCACAAAGACCAGAATCGAGCCAACAATCAAATAGAAAACTTAGAATTGTTAAACTCAAAAATTCATTTGAGTCAGCACATGACGCCAGAGCGATGTGCACAAGCAGCCAAGAACATAATCAAAAATGCTGTGCCAATGGCGAGGTTATGGCACCGAAGTTTGCAGGGTCGGGAATGGCACTCGGAGCATGCAGTCAGAGTTGCGAAAAACATGCCGTACATAACCAAGGTTTGCGTCTTTTGCGGAACGGAGTATCGGACAAAAAAACACATGGCCAAGAAAAGCCTGTATTGTCACCAGAATTGCAAAATGAGCGCACGACGAAGGCGGTTAAATCCATCTCTTATTCCCAAGCCCCGCAAGATGTCTATTGCCTAAATGTGCCAGCTACAAGTACCTTCGTATTAGCTAACGGGGTTGTGTCTCATAACTGCGATGCTTTACGCTATTTGTGCAAAGGCAGACTTATTGACGCTAAATGGGAGCAGCCAGCGGAAGTGTTCAATAAGGGGAAAATTAAGTTGCAAGCGTACATAGCGCAGATGCGGTCACAACAGAAGCGAGCTAAAATATGAGTGTAAAAATTAAGCCACTGGTACAGAAATACTCACCTCGCTGGTGGCGCTCGCAAATCACTCAATCCCAAGAACGTCGCAAAAAGTTCATAGAAGCCGCAGAAGAATCCATCCGTGTTTATAACGCTCAAAAAAAGGTAGGTATCTTAAATGACGCTGAGCGACGACTTAACGTTTGGTGGTATTGTACTAACACTTTGCTTCCTGCTTTTTACTCTTCAACTCCCAAAGCAGAAGTAAATCTCCGCAAACGTACAGGCGGAATACCGTATGAACTTGGTAGCGTAATTCTAGAGCGAAACACTCAGTTCGCTATGGATATGCACTTTGACTTCGACAAGGTAGGTTATAACGCTGCACTACAGTTTTTGCTCACGGGTCAAGGTGTGCTTTGGGCAAGGTACGCTGCCAAGTTTGAAACAGTCATGCAAGAGATTGCGGTTATCCGTGATCCAAGCGGCCAACTGATTGACGGCACTGGCAAGCCGTACACTGGCGATATTGAGATACTGCAACCAGCAGGTGCTAACGTGTTTGTTGCGTCGCTTGAGGTTGAGCGTAAAGCCAGCGAGAAGGCGATTCTCGATATTGTTCAATACGACGATTATGACTGCTCTGACGCTCGAAACGAGAGCGAGATTGAATGGCAATCCCGTAAAGCCTTTCTTGATAGGCAACAAGCAGAAGATTTGTTCGGTCGTGATGTAGCTGACGAGCTAACCTACGACTCATTCCCAGAAGTTATAAAGAAAGATATTTCCCGCAAAGAGGATAAGTACGAAGGTAAAGCTGAGCTTCACGAGATTTGGTGCGAAGCTACCAACAAAGTGTACTGGCTTCAAAAGACTGGCGAAAAGTCCATTATCGAATCGTCAGACCCGCCAACCAAGTTTGAGCGATTCTATCCATGCTCGGTTATTCGCCAATCATGCGACCCAGACAGCGTAATTCCCGTATCCGATTACGCTCATGTAAAAGACCAAATCCTTGAGGTTGAGCGTCTTACAACTCGTATTCACGCTGTTACTCAGGCAATCAGAACTAACTTCCTTTACGACGCCGCTATGGGTCAGCAGGTAGAGCAAGTATTCTCTGGTGACTTGAAGGGTACACCAGTGACTAACTGGCCATCGTATAAGGGACGTGGCGGTATGGGTGCTGGCATGGAGTTTTATCCAGTAGAGCCGTTTGTAAACGCTTTGAACGTACTTCAAGGCGCTCGCCAGACTGCGTTGCAACAGCTTTATGAAACCCTGAAAGTATCCGATTTGCTTCGTGGTACAAGCGAGCAATACAAGTCAGCTACGGCTAATCGGCTTGAAAATCAGTGGTCGTCACTTGGTCTGGTAGTTCGCCAGAATATGTTTAGCAAGTTTGTGTCAGATGCTATCAGTAATCTTGGCACGATTATTGCGGAACAATTTGACGAGCAGACGATTCTTGATGTTGGCGATGCTGACGCTTTGATTGAGCCAACTATTTACATCCCGCCACCTCCTCCAATGCCGGAGCCTGGTTCAGAAGGTATGCCACCTGGTGATACAGGTATGGCTCCAATGCCACCTCCGCAGCCAGACCCACAGCAGCTTTTAGAGGAAATGAAGCAGCAAGTTATTGGTATTCTGCGTGACAATAAGCAACGTAATTACCGCATCCAAATTGCTTCCGACTCTATGGTTGCTATCGACCAGCAACAGCAGCAGCAAGATGGGGCTATGCTTATTGAAAAAGCTGGAATGTTCTTCGACCAAATGCGTGGCTTAGTTGAACAGTACCCTCCGCTTTTGGATTTTAGCTTATCGCTTTTCCAGAACATGATTAAGCGGATGAAGGGAGGCAAAGAGCTAGATGGCATTTTTACGAAGGCTATGCAGCAAATTGGAGAAATTGCGAAAGCTAAGGAAGAAGCAGCTAAGCAGCCGCCGCCGCCGGATCCAACAACGCTTGAGGTACAGGGGCGTCTCCAAATAGCGCAAGTTGAGTCACAAGCGAAGCTCCAAGTCATGCAGATGGAAATGCAGGATAAGGCGACTAAGAATCAGCTCGCTTATCAAGATCAACAGCTCAAGATGCAGCGTGACCAGCTTGACGCTCAACTTGCTATTCAGAAGCAACAGGTTGACGAGTACATTAAGCAGCAAGAATTGGCGATTGCTCAGCAAGACGTTCAAGTTAAGCAGTCATCAGTTCAGGTTGATATGCTTAAAGTACAAGCTATGTCTGAGTCGGATGCTAACAAGCAAGCTATTACTCAAGAGACAAATCGCATGGCTCAGATTCTGGAAATTCAAAAACTTGAGCTGGAGCAGATGCGTATTAAACTGTCAGAGTCTGAAAAGCTGATGGAAGAAAGAAGGCTGGTGTCGGATCAGCAGATTGAGCGATTGCGTTTGTCGATGGAAGCTATTGATAGACAACCCTCGCAATCAATTATGTTCCAAAGCGATAAGCCAGTAATTGTTGAGCGAGAAAAGAAGAAAGCTCGCAAGAAACGTGGCAAAATTGTAATGGATGATCAAGGCAACCCAGTTGGGATTGATATTGAGGAAATCGACTAATGCCAACAACAGTATCCAACTCAGCAGCATCGGTTAATCCTGATATTCCAGTAGCTACCGTTGTTCGTAGCGGCAACGTGTATCAGGAAGTTGTGCAGGGTCTAGTGAATCAACCACATGACGAAATTACGTTGTCATATACTGGCACTGACTTGACTGGAGTTGTGTACAAACTTGCTGGCGTAACCGTTGCGACTTTAACTCTTGGATACACAAGCGGAAATCTTACAAGTGTCGTGAGATCGTAATGCCATACGTTTTGAATCCATTCACCGGAAACTTTGATTTCACAGCAGCGGGAGTGCCGACGCTTGCCACCGGCGGCATTACGTTTGGTGGAACTACTGGGTTAATAACGCAGGATAACCGCAACATAAACTGGGACAACACTAATAAGTGGCTTTCGGCATCTTCATCGTTTCAAGAGCGAGTAACTAACGGATCGTTTACGGGAAGCTCTACGGGTTGGACTCTTCCGACTGGCTGGTCATATTCGTCAAACAGCGTCAGTCACAATACAAACGGTACAGGTGGCTTAACGCAGTCTATAACTATGAATACAGGTGAGCGTTTTGAAGTCACGCTTACTCTTTCTAACGTAACTTCGGGTGGCGTTACAATTACGGTCGCAGGTAGTTTTGTCGGATCGGCAACAACAAACGGAACCTTTACGTTTCGAGGCGTCGTTACTACGACGAGCAGCGGGATTACTATCAATCCATCTACGAATGGTACTAGGCTTACGGTTGACGATGTAAGCGTAAAGGTATTGAGCGGTGGTCAAATGCTTACTGGCGATCTACTTGTGCAAGGCAGCACCACAAGTGGCGTAGCGAGAATATCGGCAATAAATAAATCAAACGGCATCCCTGGGACCACAAGGCACCTTTCTTTAGAAAATACTGGTTCTTTCAGTTGGATTGATTTCAAATTTAGCAACGTTGATAAATCGCATATTGGAGCAGATTCCTCCGGTCAGATTAGTACCTACGTCAGCGGCGGAAATTATGATGCGGTTTACAATAAATCCACGAACAGCCTCATCAGCTACAACACACCTGATACGTTTACGCACTATGGATACGGAGCGTTTATTAATGGCGTAAATGCAGGGACGACGGGGACTCCTACCAGTACGCTAATGTCTCAAGGCGGCACGGCACTTAAAGTTAAATATATCACCGCTAATCAGATGCTCGATAACACAGCAACGGAATGGATTGTAGAGCCGCAAGGCTCAGCTTGTAGCGGCGCTCCTACCAATGCTTGCTCATCGTACACAAACGAAGCAGATTGTATTGCTCGTGACGCACACGGTGGTTGCTCTTGGTTTTCTGGCAATCCTTGTAGCGTGTACAACGGCGATGAATCATCGTGCACAGGAACTATTGGTTGCACATGGGAGCAAGCATCGTGTTCAGTTTACGGGGACGAAAGCAGTTGTAATTCAGTAACTGGATGTACTTGGACTTATACACCGCAAGATTGTTCGTCTCTTGATGAAATGACTTGCGGGAGCACAACGGGATGTACTCAGAACTTTGATGACTGCTCTAACTACTCAGACGGCGGTGGTGACGGTACTGCTTGTAATGCTGCCAACGGCGGAGCCTATTGTAGCTACGATAGCGGAACAGGCGCTTGTACAGGCGGCTCTTGGTACGTTAGTTGCTCTGGCACTTACGATTCTTACAGTTGTGAAGGCACGTATGCTACAGGAAACTGTACAGGAACGTATGGCGCAGCGTGCAGCGGAACGGCATC